CCATCATCAGTTCGGCACGATAGCCTGCAGTCATATACTCCTGCATTGGAGTCACTGATTCGGCTATGCTCATACCATAGAAATTCTGTGGCAGTGGTTTTGGACACATATTGGCCACTGGAATAAATTCTACTTCTCGGGCCGAAATAACATACTGTCCAGAATAGACCAATTCTACCAATTCTAATTCGCCATCACCGTCAATGTCATATCTGTTCCAGACTGTGAGCACTGTGACCTGACGTGCTTCTGGTTCTTGCGCTGCATAGCCCTGTGCTGGCAGACCATTGATTGGCACACTATCACGTGCATGTATGGCCAAATTGTTTAAAAGAGACCCTGCTTGATAGCTACCTACGTTGCTATACTCTGCGTAGATTTTGAATTCCTCAAGGTCAATGTCGGGATAAAGCTCTGTGGCTTCTTGTATTGACATAGGTTTATAGAAACCGCAGAATGGCTGTTCTTGTATTTCAATTACGGTAGGGTCGCACATCCAGTAGTGTTGTGCGATGGGTCGAAACTTGATGTTTAAGGTATATCCGGTTAATTTATATTCAGCATCATAGATGGTGTTGCGACTGATTGAATCTGCAATATGATCTTCACCATCACGCAGTTCTACTGTGTCTGGTTGATCTTGATTCATACTGTCAAAGTTACCAGCGGCAGCCATACTGGCCTGATCAATTCTATGCTGTAGATTTTCCGCATGTTGCTGACCTGGCAGGCCTTGACGGAACTGTTCGGTTTCTTTTAGAACCTGTGCCATATCCACTGAACGCTTGCGACGACTGTTGCGTTTTACTGATAATCCAGCTTCTTCGGCCTGCTGTTCAAAGGCCTTGAGTTGATCTAGTGTGCCTGAAGTTTTTACATAGCGTGTGATCTGCTCGCGCATGGGCGAAATCATCATTTCACCGTTTTTGTGTAGGCAAGCATCCATGACCCAGTGCTGTAGAATAAAGTGTGGATCATTGTTCTGATTAATCAGCTTATGCACCATGTCAGTGGCCTGACGTGCTGCTGCTTCATCGTCTTCGTTGTCGGCTATGAATTCAAAGTTTATTTCACCATTTTGTGCTAGACCCTTGGTAATAACAGCAGCGGCATAATCCACAGTTGGTTTTACAACCGGATGGATATAGTCTAAGCCATTTACTGGTTCTGTGCTCTGTGTTATGGCCAGAGTCAGGTATTGATAGTCCGAAGTCCGGTTGATGTTGTTTTTGGTAGCTAGTAGTCTTAGATTGGCTGCACATTTTTGATCCAATAAACTCTTCATTTTTACAAATCTAGCCAATGAGCCTGACTGTGTGTTTAGATTGCTGACAACTACGTTTCGAAGGTCTAAAATTTTATTTCTCCCAGGCAGCGAACTGCACGTTATTCATATATGTTATTTATTGTCTATTGCCAGGGGTCATAGACCTGACGATCCGGACCACGACCAGCTTCACGACGCTGTGCCATGGCAATTCTGGCATTGTGTGCTGCATCACGAAAACGCTGGCTGGGACTGCGACTGTCATAGGGTTCGCTCCAGCCATTTAGGCAACCCAACAGTGCATAACGAGCTGAATCTATACAGTCATCGGGATCACTGAATCGACCCTGTTCATCTGCATAGTAATTCTGTGCTTCTCTGATGAATTCCACACAGTTTTCATTGATATGCAAGGTGCCCAATTCCAGCATTTGTCGCATGACATTTATACCAAAACTTTTATGATTAGTTGTTCGGCCTTCTGAATCTGGCGGATTGCGTATGGGATCAGGATAGACATTTAGTTCATATTCTTCAAACAGCTGACGTATGCTGAGTGCGCTCATGGTATAGCGTCCTGGTGTGCCAGCATCGGGCGGCAACACAATAGGAGCACCAAACACTTCAGGACGCATGAGATGATTGATCCAATTTACCGGATTGGCTTCTTCGATGCCGCGAACCACTACCTGACGATCTAGCCAGGCTTCCTGTATCTGTGGCATCCAATACATTAGGCTGATAACTGTGCGATCATTTACCAGACCAAGATCCAGAGCAATAACACGCTCAACATCAAGCCTATTGCGGAAATCATAATCGCCCTGACGGTAAGTGGGCCAAGTTCTAATCTGGAATACTGCGCCTCGGCCCATGACAGGTATACCATTACGCCTAGCGTCACGCTCATGTGGAAGATAATCTCTTTCAAGTTGTAGTCTTGTTTCACGTAATAAAAAAGGTTCGCCCCAGGGATCATATTCAGGCACATCATCCCAGCTGACTCGAATATGTTCATAGCCTTCTTCACGGTTCCAAAACTTTGATACCAGGCCATTAAGACCTTTTAAAGGAGTAAATGAACACAGGACCTGTCCTTGTGTAGTGGCTGTTCTGGTTACAATTTCGCTGAAGAAATCATCGGGTGGTTGTTCATCAAACACAGCCAGGTTCAGTTTAAAACCCTGCATCTGTCGCACTTCCTGTGTGTAGTTGGCAAACAGCAGATAGCTGTTGGCACCTGACCGATGACGTATTTCTACACCAATGCAGTTGGCACCATCTGATCGCATGGTATCAAGAACAATGGCATCACGTGGTATAGCGCCAGTGCCAATATTCTGTCGAATTTTTACATCATTGGTTCCTAACAGTTCATTCTGCAGAACCAGTGCAACCTGACTCCAACCTTCGCCGGCTACCATGGCCGAAACTGGATGATCAAATCTTCGACCATCCCACCAGTCGGGATAACGACCAGTTAGGTGCATGGCAGTTTCATAGCAGGTTGATACAGTTTTACCAATACGATTAGCAGCCAAAATGCCACGTCGATCACTGGCACCAGTTCTAAAGAATCTACGCTGATGTTCAAATGGTCTAAAGTAGCGCAGTTGATTGTATTCCATGTCATCGCGTGTGGCAATGGTCAAGTCTTGGAATTTGGCTCGTAGATCCGATGGCATCTGATTCAGCACATCAAGACCAATGCGATTTTGGTCAGCGCAGTATTTAACAGCTCGACGCATGAGCACAGCAGGATCTAGCATGTTTCAAATAATTCAGTAAATGTATTTGGATGTGTATGCTGATACCAGGCTTGTATTCTCCGTTCAGCGATGGCCACATAACCTGGATCCAGTTCTATGCCAGTGTAGTCATAACCCAGTTCCACTGCGGCACAGCCGGTGCTGCCTGAACCATTAAATGGATCTAACACACGACCACCAGGGGGTGTAATCAACTGAATAAGATACTTCATCAACTCAATAGGTTTCACAGTGGGATGGTTGTTGCCTTTGTATTGACCAGCTTGATCTATTTTTTGTTTAAGTCTTGCCGCATCACCACCTATGCTGGGATCCCATAACGGATGCTGTTTTACATCATCTGGATGTGTTGATCCTATCTGTGGAATATTGGCTGTATCAAATCCAACATGTCGTTCACGACGGCTGACCTTGGGACAGTAGAAATACTTTTGGTAGTCGGCTATTTCGCCTAAGACATTGGAGGGGAAACGGCCCAAGTGACTAGGAGTCCAATCCAGTTGTTCACCTTCACGCAGACCAACTTCAGCATTCTTTTCTGCGTTGTAGTTGTCATGTGCTGTGGTGCCCATTACACCAGGCTTCAGATCTGAAGAGGCAATGCGTGTGGCATCTATATTCAATGCACCCACTGACCATTGTTGACAATTACGGGCTATGCTATTATTTTTATCTAAAGGCTTGCGGGCTAGGGCGATTGGTTCGTGTGCGGGTTTTAACTGTGTGCCCCAACCTGCCCAGGTTTTACCTTGATCTGTTTGATATTGATATTGCATGCCGCAGGGTTCTTCTTTGCAATTTTTAATAATGTCTGGATTGAATGTTCTATTGCATTTATTACAGCGGCTACCAACTCCAAAGCTATCTGTTATGCCAGGGTCTTGAGTAGTTTTTTTACTGCCATAGTTGGGATCTTTTTTATTCAGAGAGCGTTCGATGCTCTTACCAATGTCTTGGCTTTTTGGAAATCCACTTGAATAGATCCACATTATTTGATCACGGATCTCAAAGCCAGCCTGTTCTAAGGTAACAGCCAAATGATGATAAGTCCTTGGGGCACTGAAGGCCAGGATATGTCCGCCTGGCTTTAGCACACGCAGGCATTCTTGGTAAGTCTCCAGGGCACCCGTATTAGCGTCCCAGCTTTTGCCCAAAAAGTCAATACCATAGGGTGGATCGGTTACAATGCTGTCAAAATGATTATCGGGGAATTGTTTAAGGGCCTCCCGATTATCGCCCTGTATGATCTTATGGTGCATTTAGAATCCCTGACGGATTGTGTTGAGTAGGCTGGCACACTGACATAGATCTGCTAATTCAGCAGTGTCAAGTCGCCAGGTGTCTGGATTGGCTGGATCTACGCCATTGCGTTTGTCCAGGCCCAATTGTAGTCGTTCCATAACCAAACGCAGACAGTGCTCAATTTGTCCTTCGTATTTGTCAGCAAAGGCCGTTCGGTGTGCGGCATTGACCTTTTGCAGAATTTTAACATCCTGCACCAGGGTCTGTTCGCGTGCTAGTTCTTCGGGGGATCTCACAGCAGAGCCAATCTATCATCAATATGATCCCAATTGATACAGTCCCATATCTTGTCAAAATAGTCTTGTTTGCGCCAAAGATAGTCGGGATTCCAAGCGTGTTCCCACCAATCAATTAACAGTGCTATGTCAGAGCGCACTTGATGATTAGGAATAGTTCTAACACGTCCCTCTACACTTAGATAGACCCAACCTGAACCCTGAATCTGCATGGCCGCATCAGACATTTCAGACTTTAACACTGACAAGCGTTGAAATGGTCGAATAAGGTCACGAAATAAAGGTCCCGGTTTGGTGTTATTGGTTCTAGGATCACAAAATTGTGTAAAGAATATGTCATGCAAGAAAGCACCTGCACGATTGAATTCACGATCGCCTTCGTGGTTGTTGTATCGATCTACATAACCTCGATATAGGTGAGCGTAATGATAATCGATATTCTTTTGGCTTAACACTGGCTCCAGTGCTGATTCAGCATAGGGCAAAGTAGTTTGTGTAAGCTGGCGTGATTTGGTAGCATTGGGTTTCATTGATTAGATCCAAGGATTGTCTAGGGCCTGTGCAGCATCTCCACCAAACACAAAGTCACGATCAATCCAGGTTTCCCATTGTGTTCGATTACCAATCTTGAGCTTGCTCATGAAGTTTCTCAAGCGTGTGCCAACGGCAGTCAGCTGTCCCATGCTGTTCTGTATTACCTGTTCGCCAGTGCGTGGATCTACCCAGACAAACTTTTCTGGCACATCCTTACCATACTTATTCACACGCTGACCTACTGCACGTTGCGCAATTGGTCCAATGACTTCATAGGTAATAACATTGTTGATATACTTGCGAAATATCACATCACATTTTTGTCCTGTGGCTGCCCATTCTTTGTCTGGATGTGGGAATACTCCACATTGAAATTGTGTAACCGGTATGTGTCCAAACACTTCTGCTGGCTGTGGTGGCAAGGTTCGTAGTGGTTCTAAAGGCACTATGTCATTGCGATCTACATAGGGATTTTCACCGCCTATAAGTTCCCCTGGAGGTTCAGCACCATTTAAAACATCTAGAGCTGTTTGATATTTGAATCGATTGCTACGTCCTTTGAGGTTCAGCACTAGGCCAGTTTGATCAAACACAAACTTTTCTAAATCACGTGCTGTGGGGAAGTCGGTCATTAGACCTTCTAGATCAAAGCCAGTATCTAAGGGGGCTTTTGTTTTTGGTCCGGACGTATCAGCTGACTCTGCAGCAGAGGTGGTCCAGGTTGAGGCGACAGTTTCTTTTTTCATTGCAGTTCCTTTTCTATTAAATTTTGGGATCTATTATTCGCAGGCGATCCCGGCCTGTATTCAGTTAATCTTTATAACGTGTTCGGCGTGCACTGAAGCGTTTTACCTGACTATTGGCTTCAATCTCACCAGATTCAGGCACTTCATGTTCGCCAGGATTGGCTTCAAGTTCTTGAGCACGATGACCAAATGCGGCCATAACCTGATCAGCTAGAGGTTGACGTTCAGCTTTGGCATCTAAAAAATTACCACGCTTGGCCTGATGTGCGCCTTCCATGCCTACACGTGGGCCTTGTGGAACATTAACGTTTTCACGGCTGTGTGGATTACCAGCCCAGGCTCCCAAATAATGTTCAGCTGTGTCAGCACGATCGCTGGTGGCAGTTTTTAATTCGCGTTGTTTCATAGTTTATCCTTTGTGGAATCCTTTAAGGGTTTCAGCGAGACGAGCACGGCGTGCAAGGGTCGGATTCGAGCTGTGTGTAGCTTTGGCCAATTTCTTAGCCGGAATAGTTTTGTCAGCGGCGACATGTAGCTCACGATGCAGAGCACCCGGATTTTTAATCGCTGCAGCAATCCAATATTCGCCTTTGTGTTTAGATTCCATATCATTTTCCCATTAAAATACCGGTGTTATATATACTGTGGCTGTGCCAGTAACTGCATTAGCGGCTACTGTGATGTTGCTGTCAAAGTTGGCCCCAGTGTTGACAACTATCAATTTACTTTGACCATTTTGAACGCCTACGCCTGCTGCAGGGTTACCTGCTGTGGGTGGTGTGGCTGTGACTGTGGCTGTGGTCAGGCCCCAATTAACAAAAACATCATTGGTAGTGTCTAGGTTTTCAACTAGAATAGCCTGTATGTTATTGGTGCCGGCTGTGACATAGGTCTGACTGCTGGTAGTCGAAGCTGAGATAGCAAAAGTCGAACCAGCTGGATATATGGTGCTGTTGGTGCTGATTGGCATTATCTTTCAGCCTTTGTAATGTAGATTGCGTCGGGATTAGCAAAGCTCGCACGACGATCATGTGTGGTAATTGGATGTGGTCCAGCGGCTGTGGCCACTGTTAGACGATTAGGATCTTTAGTTACGCTAGGACCTACTGATTCCATACGATCATGACTGCTGTCACTGGCATTGCCACGACGATTTGATTCTATTAGACCATGGTTGATCTGGTCAGGATTCTTAACCATGTGTGACATTGGATTTAGGCAGATGTCTTGTCTAGACCCCATACGATTAACACCGTCGCCCATCTGTCCATTAAATGCAAAGTCTGCACCATCACCACGTTGGCTTGCGCCCGGCACTGGTTTAACCATACCTTCATTTTTCTTCATTGTGTTAGAGGCCTTGCGACCTAAAGTTGAGTTTTTCATATTAGATCATACCTTTCATTTTGCGCACAGCATGATGATCATCTTCATGCAGGCGACCATCACTGTGACGCTGATTAGCCGGATGACTGTGACGAGTCTGCATCATTGGATGACTCATGTCCCCACATTCTATGCATTCAGAGTCAGCTGAACTTTCATGTGCTTCTGACATTCTTGGACCATCTTCACGCACGGGTCCTGAACGCTGTAATTCGCGTCTTTCTTGTTCTGATCCCTGTTTCATGATCATCTTGGTTGGGTTTAGATTATAAACGCCTTTGGTCTGTGCTGTCTTGGCCATTATAGTTTGTGTCCTTTTTCTGTTTCGTCTTCCATATTATTTAGCTGGTGCTCGGCACGGGTCATCTTGGTTGAACTAGGACGAACCAGGCTAGCATCAACTGTGTGCTGATGATAATGTTCACTGCGTTCAGCACTGTGCCGACTATGATGTGGATGTTCTGTGTGCTCGGCGGTTTTTTTGTGTTCTGCAGAATGCTTTTCTGCATAGGCAATGGCTAAACTCTGTTTAAGAGGCCGTCCAGCTGCCATTTCTGTTTTAACATTATGGCTAAAAGCCTCTTTACTCTTGCTTTTCATTAATGGCATATTTTTACCTTATTATAACTTTATTTATGTTAGTTGGCCAGGCCAGGAAAGCTGCGTATAGCAGAATTAGCCCGAGTAGGGTTTAGGTCAGCAATGGCACGGTCACCAAACTGTCCAGTATCACGATCGCCAATGACAATTTCATGATAGTGTTGACTGCGAGCAGCACCGTGACGACTGTGTGGTTCGTAGTTGTCTATGCTGGCCGGCGTGGTCTTTGCAGTCTTCTGTGATCCACGAACCACTGGCTCAGGACTTTCAGTCCAACTGGCGCTGGATTTGACTTCGGCTGAACTGGTATTGCTGGGTCGTTTTGTAATTTGGTTTAGGGGTTTGATCACTGGTGGCATGGTTTAGATTTTTGATTTATTGGGTTCAATTGTGGTTAGGTTGCGCAGTGCTTCGGCAAAGGCTGCAGCTTTTTGAGCTGTGACATCTTCAGATTCAGTGATTTCTACTGTCTGTCGATCGCTGACTATTTTGTTTAAAAAGGCACGATCATAGTTTTCTACTCTGGCCCAATCAGATCTTGTGATGGCTGCTTGATAGTTGATGGCCAATCTGCGTGTGAATGGCATATTGGTTTCTAGTTCAATGTCCATCATGAGATCTTCAAGATTGACCTTGTGTCCAGATCCTTTAGGACGTCCGGCTCCGGGTCTTCGGCCACCGTGGCCATTAGATTTTTTGATAGTTTGACTTGTAGGCATACAATTATTTATGGTTGGTATCTTGATTGAAAATCAAGCGAACGGTGGGTTTTTGTGTTTTAACCAAATCTTCCGCCAAAAATCTCAGCAGTCAGTCAGGATCTCGTTGAATCACAGCCTGAAGCCACTGGCCAAGACTGTATTCGGTTGCGGAAGTTCGAACCAGTGCCTGATATAGACTCATAATCTGGCGTCGAATACGTTCTTGTTCATCTGAAGGTTCTGGTAACGGATTCATCTGTGTTCTTTCTTGGTCTTCTGCGAGGTGCTCTGGGCCAGTGTCGGTTGCTGAGTCGCGGATAATGATCCCGGCCACCTAGGCATACGTGCTGTCTACTTTCGGTCTGTGTTAGCCCTTGACCACAGCCGGGACAGGCCTGTCGTGGTTTCAATTGTCGGCTGGCCTGTCCTGAATCCAGTATGTCCTGTGGTTGTGGAAACCAATAATACTGTCTTATTATCTGCCAACCACTGTCTGTGCGCTGATATTCTGATATCATCATACAGATATTTACATGCCGGTGACGTCAGCTCTATAAATATTTTTGTCGCTAGTATCCGTAGATATTTCCATCAGACGGCGGCTGGCTTCTGCTGTTTACTGTCATTTTCAGCAGAAGCCATTTTTTTTATTCAAACAATTGGCTATACTGTGTAGCCTGTTCTCGACCCAATTGATCCTGTCGTATTTCTATATAGCGTTCCACTTCCCAGGCCGTCATGGGTATGACCAGCTGTGGTATTGAGTCTGCACTGATCACCTGCAGGCCCACTTGATCTCTACGTGCTGTGGTTCTCAGTCCGGTGTAGATGCCGTGTGGTATGTCACCGGCGACTATATGATCCCAATGACTGCGTGTGTAGTTACGCATGCTTTCATCTACCACTGTCATTAGGACTTCTAGTGTTAGGGGTTCTACCCAGGTAATATCCCAAATCCAGGTGTTGTGTCGTTGTCCAATTTTTCGTTCTATGTCTGCTAAGATATATTCTGCCATTCGAGTTCTCCCTTTTTATCTATAATCTGGTAATTCGTATTCATATTCATATTCCCGGTAATCTAGTAATTCTTTCTGTGGACGGTGACGATCTTCACGCTGGATTGTGCGAACAGGCTCTAGAGATCTAGTAAATTCACTTGAATATCCCTGTGCCCGTTGTTCTTCTCTAGCAATCTGATTTTTATGATCTTGTTCCACCTGATGATTTTCTTGAAATCTAGCCCTAAAGGATTCCTCTGTGCCTATTGGATATACAGTCTCGCGTTCAACACGAACGTATTGATAATCTTCTCTTAATAGAACTTGTGCATCTATTACCGCCGAATTAGGAATAGGTTGTGCATAATATATGCAATCATGCACTGTCATCAGTGGTTCTAATCCTGTTTGTTCGCGAATGATCTCTATAAATTCGGCGGTAATATAAGCTTCGGTATTTTGATATATCCAGGCTAATTTTTGACTGCGATTTCTTCGACGACCCAGGGCTGTTTTAGAATGATAAGTTTGACCCAGATGCCAAACAAAATCTTGATCAGGAAATTGACCGAGAATCGCCTGATTAATTCGTTCTAGATCTTCTACAATAAATTTGAATTCTGTTTGATGAACCAGTCGTTCATAGGCCTCCGCTGAACCCACAGCACGTCTTATACTGGTATAGGGATTGTTTATAGGCCGTGCACCAAATCCTAAACTGGTGAATACTGATTTAACGGCCGATTCGGCAATGCCCACTTCCTGGGCTATGCGTTGGCGTATTCGTGTTCTATAACGAATATAATCCTCTATTTGTGCTATTTTAAGATCGGGATCGATTGAGCGTGCCAGACTGGCCATAACAGCAAATGAATGTGCTTGAAAATCATATCGGTAACAAACACCTAAAGCCGCATGCCTAACCTCTTGATTCATGCGTTGTAATGAATTATAATGACCGTATTGGCGACCTGTATCTGCTGTCTCCCAATATTCCATTAGATATGAACGGCCCTTTACTTCATGTGCTTCTAGACGTAATTCACGAGCTCTAAGTAAGTTGTTGATTAATTGATCGCGATATCGGCCAGGCCCGGATTTTTTAATTTGTTGGTCGGTGTGTTGAATAAAACTAGATAATGAAGCTGTATCTATTGGAATTAACACATTGGCTCGTTCTCTTATCTCTCGGCGTTCTTGATCTGTTAACGCTGATTCTGGCATTGCCAATAACTCATACATAATTCTATCCTTATAAATGGAATTTAATCGAACTCTAGACAATCGACCTATATTACCTCTAAATGTAATATCTACTAATCTAGTTTTAGGGCTTTTTTGTAAGAAAGAAAATAGTCGTTCTTGATCTTTTGTTTTACCACAAGCATTATAAACTTCTTTGCTATTAAAACTAAGTTCTTCATCTGGATTACTGGGACGAAGTATTGCCTGTTGTATTTCTTTTAAAACAACACCGACATATTTGTCGGCATACCTATCAGCTAGATAGGGTTTGATATCAGGATAGATTCTTTTAATCTCATCACTGATTTGATTTGATAAATTCATTTCATTTCCTTTTTATGAGTATAGAACACATATAATTAATCCACATCCTACTTCCCTATATGGATCTATTATGCATATACATAGATATATGTTATATACCACACGGTAGTAACTTTTTACCTTTTTGCTACACGGTAGTAAGTTTTATTTTACTACACGGTAGTAAGTTTTGTCAATACTCTATTAATATTTATGTTATCCATAAAAAAACCACCAATTTGGGTGGTTTTTAAGGCTGGCACCAATTTGGCTTTGTGGTAGAAATGCACAAAATAAACCCACAGCATCCTTGGTCGGTGCATTAACGGCCAGCACAATTATTTACTGGTGATAGAATCGCCAAATCGATTAACAATAGCAGATTCAGGTTGTTCTGTTGTTTGCTTACGAAGTTCTAAAGCCTGTGCGGCCAAATCCAAGTATTCTTTGGTGGGTTGCCCACCTACAAGCCAACCTTGAAAGATCATATTTAATAACGAATGGCAGTCAACATCTGACATACCACGTGCTCGTAGTTCATCTACTACTGCTTGAAATTCGGCTATAACCGAATTAGTTTTGTCTTTGCGTGTGCTCATAGTTTCTCCCGTAATGGTAACCAAAGATAACCATGTCGCATCATGTGTTTCATACGACTGGCCCGGGCACGGTCTATGCCAAAACGTTCGCTAATGCGGCTGATGGATTCATATCTATAAAATTCTATTTCTTCATCGGTCCAGCGATACTGGCGCCGTTGTCGCACTGGATTTGCCAAAGCCCGACGATTTTGATAGTGCGCACGACCATTCTGTTCCATAACTCTATTGCGAAATAGTAGATCTGCTACCACTAGATGATCAGGATTTACGCATCTGGGATTACTGCAGGTATGCACCACACACTCTGAACTGTCAAGACCACGTCCCAGTTTGATACGTGCAGCCACACGATGCGCCACAGTCATTATGCGACGATTGTCCTGTTTGCGTATAGCACCAATCATGTTGTAGCCCTGACGATGCAGGGGTAAGGTGCTGTTGATGCAGTCTGCAGGTCCTGGTTCTTGCTTGAAATAAAATGTATCTAGATTTACCATAATGTCACCTAGATCGGTATATAAATGCCATTGTCTATGTTGTCCCACGTTGGTTCCTTTAATTGTTATTTTTATTTATGCTAAATGTATGCATGGCATAAATATATTTGTAATTGAAAGGAACAGTAATGACAGAATGGGCCCGCGCCACACACACTGATGTGCCAGGAATGGTAAATCTTAGCGAACAGAACTATGCCAAAGAATTTGAATCGGTAATGTTCAGTAAAAATCTTACACGATTTCATTATAACCTACATCAGGCTATTCTTAAACAAACATACACACCCGATCAAACCTGCGTTTTAGTTGCTCGAAACGACAAGATTTTAGCATGGTCATGGCTTGAAAGAGGCCGATTTATGCCCTACAGTGACGATGAAATGGCCGCTGGAGAAATTCTGCATGTAGACAGCAGTCTCGCAGCTAGACATCGAGTTCGCTTGGTGCGCGAATGCCTACAGTTATGGATCTTGTGGGCCCGGACCTGTGGTATTCCAATTTTGACCAGTTCATCAATCAGACCTGATCAGGCAGCTTTTATGCGCCTGCATGCCGAAGCAGGATTTACCATACGCGGCAGTTATGCGTTTCAAAGATTACAACAACAAGGAGAGTAATATGTTACAAGCAGAAAACAAACATTATGTTATACGTGCATTAGGGCAAGAAAAAGAAACTCTAGGCGGAATTATTGTGCAGAATACCGGTGACAGCGAGTTGGCTGAAATTGTATCTGCTGGACCACAGGTAGAAAAACCTTTGGCTGTGGGCACACACATAGCAGTAAATTGGGGCAGTGTGGCTCCGGTTACTCTACGCGGTAATCGTTATTTTGTCATACACGCCGACAACATTCTAGCGAGCATTACCAATGAGTAAGTATCGCATCACTTATGATGAACGTGGCCCTGACATACAGGTAGGTGATTGGGAAATTGCGGTGGATAATGATCATCCAGATCGTGTAGAAATTTATCGTTTAGACAAAAACCATGAGCGCATTGAAGGTGGCACTTTTAGGCTCACTGACTTTATGAACATGGTTGCGGATTTTTACAACCGCCATTACTAATCCGGATCGTAGTCGCTGGGTCTCAGACTATATTTGATATCCAGCAACAGTTGTTCCATGCGACTGAGACGTTGATCAATGCTGTCGATGCGTTCTATAACACCATTGTAGCGTTGATCACAATCACGTAAATGATCTTCAAACTTGTATAATTCTAATACCTGTCCCATATTAGTCCTTTTTGCGACCACGATTGGTATGACGACCTTCTAGATCTAGTGTAGCTTCAATCTTCCAACAGAATGTAGCGATTCGACCAATATGATCTGCTGCCATATTTGAAACATCTGGATAATTGGCTGCTTTACCAGCTTCATCCATTTCATGATAAACTTCAATCAGTTCATATAAATCATCTAAACAATCTCGTAGTAGATCATCTGCATCTAAGCTGGGCATACGATCTTCAACACCACTGGTTTCCAAAATCATTTCGATAGTTTCTGGCACACGACCAACACCACAGGCCTGTATTTCTTCGCCTAAGGTGTCAATATTTTCTTGCAGATATCGATAGATATGCTTTAATAATTTGTGATCATTATAAAAATTACGACCACGAATATTAATATGTGCGGCATGTGCTTTATAGTATGTGACAAAATTGGTGGCAAATACTCGCTCTAATACTGTATATAATTCTTTTAATTCCATTTCAGTTCCTATCTATATTGTTGAAGTTCTTGTGCTGTCCAAGGACGGCCAGTTTGTGGATTAATTTCCATACCACGATACTGCCCTGTTTGTGGTGTAGGTGGTCCTAGTGGGCGACTGTAGGTGCCTAACATGGCTGGAATACCTACTTTGGCTGCTTGTCCAGCAACAGGTGCATACTGCTGTGCCAACTGTGCCATTTTGCTGATAAAATCATTGGCAGTGGCTGGTGTGTTTGGCTGTGGTGTTGTTGCCGGCATATTAGCGGGTGAAACACCAGGTGGTTTGGCCATGTTATTCATGCCCTGTTGTAAATTCTGCACAGCTGGTGTGGGTGTGGTATTTGGTGTTGCCGCAGGAGCGTTTAAATTAGGATTATATCCTGGCATTTTGCTTTGTGCGTAATCTATTTGTGGACCTAAACGAGCACGAGCATCGTATAATTCCTGTGGAGCTCTACCATTTCCGCCATTTAATTTTTCATATTGTCTTATGTCATTATTTAATTTACTGTAATTATTCAGTAAATCGCCATAGAGTTTAGCATTTGTTCCTTGATTATAAGCATTGACAGCTTGAACTCCTTTATATAGGCCTAATCCACCTGCCAGTGTTTCGGCAATAGGAGCCCAATGTTGTGCTATAACTTGTCCAGCTGTTTGTAATCCACCGCCAAATTGTTGTGCAGTAGTTGGTGGAGCGGATGGGGGTGCTAATGGTGCGGCATCTGGATGCGACCCTGCGCCTACAACCTGTATTTCTTTATCTGGGAAATCATTTTTTGCTCGAGTATCAACCTGTTCTTGAGTAACTTCATCGGGCACATTATCATAGGTATAACTTGATCCATCACCAAAAGTTACATGCATCGATTTAGCCATTACCAATTACCTCTCTTGTTATTTTCATCTTTTTCATGTCGGTCAAAAACAGCTCGAGTTTTTGGAACAAGTTTGTTATCAAATTCTTTTGCCGGTAATCCATTGCTGGTCCAAGTTTGTTTAAGTCCACGAGCTTGTTCAACCATTAAATTTTGATATTCTTTGATAACACGAGCCAACTGTTGTGGATTTAAATTGGTTCCTAACTGATTTTTAAGATCACTGCGTTCTTCTACGCCACCTAAACCACCAGCAACAGCTTTTTGCACTTCGGTAGATACAAGACCTTGAATAGCTTGTGCAGCAGCAACTCGGTCATCACCAACATTATAACCATATTGTTGAAGAATACTATTAACAAATGGCATTCTACCATTGTTTAATGCGGTAACAGCTTCTTCATACTGTGCCAAATGTGGAATAGCACGATTAACTGATTGTAATTGTCCACCACCTGAATTTGGTCGAACCACAGCAAAGTCTTCGCGAGTTTTCTTGGCAGCATCAAATTTAGCTTCAGAATAATCTGGATTAATTTTTAACACATCTCGCATGATAGAAGCACTGCCCGGACTGGTGCTAGAAGGGCGTTTTATGTCATAACTGGCAATTTTAGCAGCAGTGGGATTTAGTTGTGCATAACGATTAGATTCTGGTGTTGACCAAGTGCCTTCGGTTATAGAAGATGCTGTTGGAGCTGATATTTTTTCTCCCATACGACTTCTAACTCCATCTACATATTGTCGAACAGTTACTCCATTACCATCTTTGAGATTCCAGTTAATACTGCCATTACGATTAACTGCATTGGGTCCGCCAAAATATTGTGCTAATGTTTGATCTAAGTTACCACCATTTTTCCGATGTATATCATCTAAAATTAATCGACTTGCAGATCGGTTTTGTTCGGGATTATCAATATTCCATTCTTTTGGTATAACACCATTGGATTGATAGGTTTTAAAAGTATCTGGCATAATTTGCCCTACACCTTTTGCTCCATCTATGCTGGTTAATACTTTACCATTTTGATCATAGTGTTTACCACTAGATTCTTGTCCCAAAACAGCTTGATGCATTTGGTCTACTGTATTGCCATTAGGATTGGTAGCAACTGTAGTGGTTGATTCGGGATTATTGACCAATGCTTGTGTAGCACGCGAACTTGGAGTGCCACCATTGTATAAATTTGATTCCTCAGCATCAATCTCTGCTTGACTGTATGGCATAGTAACAGCACCAGCTGCCTTGGCTTTATCGTTAGCCAAATGCATTGATTTGATGTGTGCCTGTGCAATAGCAATTTGTGATTTTGTAAGAGGATTAATTTGACCAACAGGACTGTATCCACTAGGAGCACCAGGCAATTGTTTTTGTGCAGTTTCATCAAACCAACGAACACCAGCTCCATTTGGTAATATTGTATGACTAATAATATGACCTTGAGCATCTTTGCCCATTGTTTGTCCTGTGGCAGCACCTTTCATTGATAACGCTTCGGCATTGATTTTTGCCAAGGTATTATTATCAACTAAATTACCTTTTGAATCAAATGCACGAATAATTTCTCCACTGCGTAATTTTTCAATGGCATAATTTTCATTACCAACTGTGGCTGTAGACATAGATCCTTTGCCTAAAGCTCGATCTAATTCTTCACTGGCCTGTTGTGGGAATCCTAAACGGTTTAAAAGATAGGCCTTAATAAAACTGCCTTCTTCGCTGCGTCTAGATAAATGTCTGGCTAAATCATTGTTGGCTTTTACTTCGCCGGCTCCGGCTCTGGTTATTAAATCTTGAGCCTGTTCCTCTTCTTTTTCTTTTTGCGATAATTTTAACCATCTTTCACCAGCTTCTTTTCTTGCTGATTCAGGATGAGAAATATTACCTACATAAGCTGCAAGTTTAGTTGGATCATTTCCAGCTTCTGATAACTGTGATTGCCAAGCTGGAGGTGCGCCTAAACTTGGTGGTAATCCTTGTTCAGGAGTCATAGATGGTGCTGGCACTTGACTTTCGGAAACAGGTGTCATGCCAGCAGAAGATGTCGGCATAGAAGGATTGATAGGTGTGGCTGGCGCGGTGACTTGGCCTGCATTATTGGTTTGTGGTGCTGTGCCCATGCCACCAGCAGTCTGCACTGGAGTTCCTGCGGCTATATCACTATAGGTAGTTGGTGTTGTATTGGGAGCAGCCAAAGGTATCTGTTGTGCCGGACCTGGCATAACTGGACCAGCTACTGATTGTGCAGATGGCATGGCCGATGGCATAGCCGATGGCATAGCTGGACCTATAGTTGGCATTTGCGG